AGGCTTCAATTACCGCTGGCATTCGCATCAAAGGAGAGGAGCATGGAAATAAAACCAGAGGATGAGTTAAGCAATATCGTTTTATTTCCGGTAAAAGAGGATGACCCTCGTAATCAGGTTAATTTTCTTTATGAGCCATCGGAAAGACCATATTGTCATCACGCCTCTGTCCGGGTTGACGAAAAAGAGCGTCAGGTCCGCTGTAAAATCTGCGGTGCAGTTGTGGAGCCATTTGACTGGATGCTCTCTGTGGCGAAAAGAGAAACCAGACTGGCAGATGATGTAAGGCTCTTGCGTCAGGAGGAGCGGGAAAGGCGAAAAAATATAGAAAAGCTAATTCAGATTGAGCGTAACGCGAAAGCGCGGATACGCAGGGCGACAAAATCCAGAACTGAATAATTAAATTTAGCTCTGTTAAAAATTTAATCCTTAACCGGAGGGATTTCTGCACCCTCAGAACATCAGGAGGCCGCCCGAAAGGGCGGTAGTTAAATGCGAAAGTTTAAAATAATTATTGAAACGGAAATAGCCGGTGGAGATTTCGAGGATGAATTCGAAGTGGATGATGATGCGACGCCTGATGAAATACATGACGAAGCAAAAGATATTTTCTTTAACTACTGCAATTACTCACATCACGAAATAAAAGACGAAGAGGAAGAGCAAAATGGCTGATTTTGGTTCAACTAAATACAACGTCAGTTTTGAAGCATGGCATGAACTGTTAATGGACTATGCAGAGTTACGTGGTGGCAGTGCTGCTGATGCTGAAGCATGGCGTGATGATTATGAAGCAGGAAAAACTCCGGTCGAAGCATATTGTGATGAGTGGGGCGATGAATGAGCGAGATTAATTATCAGGAAGGGCATGAAACGGCAGGGCAGGCAAAACCAGTTGCATGGCGATATCGCTACGTGAAAAAAGACGTTACAGACTTTCAGGGGAAGCCGTGGGCTGGTGACTGGAAATATGTACCGACAAAAGAGGATTGTAACGACAGGCCGAACTATGAAATTCAGGCCTTATTCATCGGCCCGCCAGTCCCGGTGACATCAGAAGGACTGGTTAAAGCCGTGCGCTTTTATGAACAGGTAAAGCGTGAGAATCCGCCAGTCGAAACAGGAGCATGGAAGGATGCTGTTGACTGGGTGCTCAGAGAGGCCTGCTGCGCTGCCATTCTGGGTAAAGCCGACAATCCACCAGCATCCGGCAATCAGGTTAGCGAATTAACAATGTGGGTTAAACGACTGGTCAGTCAACTGAAAAAAGCTCAGCCGGACTGCAAATTACCGGAGAAGGCGATAGATTACCTGAAACGAAATGGACTGATAAGCGTGGAGGATGTTTTACGATGAATATTTAGACTAAAGAGTTTGTAACGCTATGTAAGTGATTTTTTCTGGTTTAGATATTTATATGTCCGGCCAAATTGAGGTGTGTTTAAATGTTATTGCACATTGATTGTAGGGGGAATAATGAAAAACGCATTGCAGTTTTTGTTTGTTGCGTTCTGGTTGTTCGCATCATGTATGCCCATCATCTTCACAGCAAGGTATATGGAAAAAATTGATGTTTTGATATTAATGTTTGGACATATAAATGCCCTTTTTTTAGGGGTGTTCATGGCGGTCATGTGCATTGAATACTGGCGGTAAATACAGCGAACGCCATTGGTTTAGTTGGATATTTACTGTGCCGGACAAAAACGGTTTGCGGGGAAATCTTAGTTAAGTAGAATAACTGCGGGTGCTTGAGGCTATCTGTCTCAGGCATGAACACCAAAAGGCAGATAGAGAAAAGCCCCAGTTAACATTACGCGTCCTGCAAGACGCTTAACATTAATCTGAGGCCATATCTATGCGACACATAGAGATTAGCCTCTTACGGACCGAAAGGTCAAGGAGAAGCAGGCTATGAAGCAGCAAAAGGCGATGTTAATCGCCCTGATCGTCATCTGTTTAACCGTCATAGTGACGGCACTGGTAACGAGGAAAGACCTCTGCGAGGTACGAATCCGAACCGGCCAGACGGAGGTCGCTGTCTTCACAGCTTACGAACCTGAGGAGTAAGAGACCTGGCGGGGGAGAAATCCCTCGCCACCTCTGATGTGTCAGGCATCCTCAACGCACCCGCACTTAACCCGCTTCGGCGGGTTTTGTTTTTTCCTGGCATTCTGGTTTACAATTCGCACGTCAGCCTGAACACCTGACACCTGCTGCGCCAGCAGAGAAAACAGATGGCGCACAAAACCAAATTTCACAATTCTGATACCGACCTTGCCATCCGGCATGAGCGGCGTTCACACGCATTTAAAACCGACTGGTACCAACACCCACCATGTACTGAAGAACAGGCCGAATGGCTGATTCATTCTTACCGCAGGCGCGGGTTCGAGGTTAAGAAAGCTCTCAGTCTCGACTATCGGCACTGGATAATCTCTGTCAGGCTGCCTTATTCCGAACGCCCACCACGTCCGTCCCGCACTTTCCAGCAACGGATCTGGAGGTAACGTGCGGGTATTACTTAGACCTGTTCTGGTGCCTGAGCTTGGGCTGGTGGTCCTTAATCCATGGATAAGTTAACAACAGGTGTCGCCTATGGCACCTCCGCAGGCAGTGCTGGCTACTGGTTTTTACAGTTGCTCGATAGAGTCACGCCCTCACAGTGGGCAGCAATAGGTGTGCTGGGTAGTCTGGTGTTTGGCCTGTTGACGTATCTGACAAATCTTTATTTCAAGATTAAAGAAGATAAGCGTAAGGCTGCACGGGGAGAGTAATTCAATGACTCAAAACTATGAACTGATTGTGAAAGGGATCCGCAATTTTGAGAATAAAGTTACGGTAACTTTAGCGTTACGGGACAAAAAACGCTTTGACGGTGAAATTTTAGACCTGGACATCTCGCTGGACCGTGTTGAAGGTGCCGCGCTGGAGTTTTATGAGGCAGCAGCCAGAAGAAGCATCAGACAGGTCTTCCTGGATGTTGCTGCCGGGTTATGTGAAGGGGATGAGCAGTCACCGGAAAAGCGCCCCATAATTTTAGAGGCGCAGGGTGTGCGGATAACCTACAAAGGAAAACTGCCGGGAAGAATTACTGGTTCACTGAAGACTCCGCCGAAATGGTAATTTCACCAGCATATTTTTCTTCCAGTAATACCGCCAGCCACTTGAAAGAATTTTGTTGTTGCTGGGACCATTTGGGGTTGAGTGATTCAAGCTGGAGCGATGCCAGTGTTGGTTGCATTTGTTCCTTGGGAATTGAGAATGCCAGATATGAAAATGCGACAGTAAGGGCATTTACATCATCCCGAAGCCTGGAAATGCAGTCGAGCAACTCCTGTAGAGAAATGGTGCTATTGTCCATAAATAATCCTCTCTATTGTATTTAACTATTCCTTGCCTGATTCAACAGGCCGGGACAGATAAACATATCCAGGGTTCAGAAACCGATAAATCCTGATAAATATCCATGAACGCAAAAATCAGATACGGCCTGTCGGCTGCCGTTCTGGCACTGATTGCCGTCGGTGCGCCTGCGCCTGATATTCTCGACCAGTTTCTGGATGAAAAAGAAGGTAACCACACAACGGCATACCGCGATGGTTCCGGTATATGGACCATCTGTCGTGGTGCCACAATGGTGGATGGTAAGCCCGTCATACCGGGAATGAGGCTGACGAAGGAAAAATGCGATCAGGTTAATGCCATTGAGCGTGATAAGGCGCTGGCATGGGTGGATCGCAATATTAAAGTAACACTGACCGAACCACAAAAAGCGGGTATCGCGTCATTTTGTCCCTATAACATTGGCCCCGCTAAGTGTTTTCCGTCGACATTTTATAAGCGGCTGAATGCAGGTGATCGTAAAGGTGCCTGCGAGGCGATTCGCTGGTGGATTAAGGACAGGGGGCGCGATTGCCGCCTTCGTTCAAATAACTGTTACGGTCAGGTTATTCGTCGTGATCAGGAGAGCGCATTAGCCTGTTGGGGGATAGAGCAGTGAGCAGAGTTGCCGTGATTATTTATGCTCTGGTTATCTGCATCATCGTCTGCCTGTCATGGGCTGTTAATCATTACCGTGATAATGCCATTACCTACAAAGCGCAACGCGATAATGTGACGGAAAAACTCAACCAGGCGACCGCAATCATTACTGACATGCAGATACGCCAGCGTGATGTTGCTGCACTCGATGCAAAATACCTGAAGGAGTTAGCTGATGCGAAAGCTGAAAATGATGCTCTGCGTGATGATGTTGCCGCTGGTCGTCGTCGGTTGCGCATCAAAGCAGTCTGTCAGTCAGTGCGTGAAGCCACCGCCACCTCCAGCGTGGATAATGCAGTCTCCCCCAGACTGGCAGACACCGCTGAACGGGATTATTTCACCCTCCGGGAACGACTGGTAATGATGCAGGCCCAACTTGAAGGTGCTCAGCAATACATAACCGAACAGTGTTTAAAGTAAAATCTTAACTACAATATGATTCATTTTGATGATTGTTTCATAAGGAACAGTGAAGTAAGATCTAAGAGGAGTTAAATTTTATACAGTATAATCATAATATTGCAGCAAGGTGGTTATAATTGAAAGAATATTTAGATATGAATACATCTCATGTAAGAGTTGTTACTCATATGTGTGGGTTCCTGGTTTGGCTCTATAGTCTTTCAATGTTGCCACCAATGGTTGTAGCATTGTTTTATAAAGAAAAAAGCCTGTTCGTTTTCTTTATAACTTTCGTTATATTTTTTTGCATTGGTGGCGGAGCGTGGTATACAACTAAGAAATCTGGCATTCAATTACGTACCCGTGATGGGTTTATTATAATTGTAATGTTTTGGATTTTGTTTTCTGTTATTAGTGCATTCCCTTTATGGATTGACTCAGAACTTAATTTAACGTTCATTGATGCTCTGTTTGAAGGGGTTTCTGGAATAACAACAACAGGAGCAACTGTAATTGATGATGTTAGTTCATTACCTCGGGCATATTTGTACTATCGGTCACAGTTAAATTTTATAGGTGGTTTAGGAGTTATTGTTCTGGCGGTTGCAGTATTGCCATTATTGGGTATTGGTGGTGCAAAGCTTTATCAGTCAGAAATGCCGGGGCCATTTAAGGATGACAAACTCACTCCCCGCCTGGCCGATACGTCACGGACACTGTGGATAACTTATTCTTTATTAGGTATTGCTTGTATTGTCTGTTATAGACTTGCAGGAATGCCTTTGTTTGATGCTATTTGTCACGGGATTTCCACAGTTTCGCTTGGTGGTTTCTCAACTCATAGCGAGAGTATCGGATATTTTAATAACTATTTGGTTGAGCTGGTGGCTGGTGCTTTTTCCCTGCTATCGGCTTTCAACTTTACTCTTTGGTATATTGTTATTAGCAGAAAAACGATAAAACCTTTAATCAGAGATATTGAACTTCGTTTCTTTCTGTTAATAGCCTTAGTGGTGATCATTGTTACCTCTTTCCAGGTCTGGCATATAGGTATGTATGACTTGCATGGAAGTTTTATTCATTCGTTTTTTCTTGCCAGCTCCATGCTCACTGATAATGGTTTAGCTACGCAAGATTATGCAAACTGGCCCACGCACACGATAGTGTTTTTGCTGTTGTCAAGTTTCTTTGGGGGATGTATAGGTTCAACTTGTGGTGGAATTAAGTCACTTCGATTTCTTATACTTTTCAAACAAAGCAAACACGAGATAAATCAGCTTTCTCATCCCAGAGCGTTGTTGAGTGTAAATGTAGGAGGGAAGATAGTTACAGATCGTGTAATGAGGTCTGTATGGAGTTTCTTTTTTCTTTATACTCTCTTCACGGTGTTTTTTATACTGGTGTTAAATGGTATGGGATATGATTTTCTTACATCATTTGCAACAGTGGCTGCATGTATTAATAATATGGGATTAGGTTTTGGGGCTACTGCATCGTCATTCGGAGTGCTTAATGACATTGCAAAATATTTAATGTGCATAGCTATGATTCTTGGTCGCCTTGAAATTTATCCTGTTATTATATTGTTTTCAGTTTTTTTTTGGCGCTCCTAATATATGGCTGATTTATAATTGTGAGTTTAATATTATATTGACTCACTCATTGATCCAATACCTAACTTTACCAGCAACACCTCCGCCCCCAGTAGCACTGGCTGCTGGGGTGCGTTTTATTCATAAAGCAAGGCTGTATGAGCGAGAAATTAAAGATAGTCTATCGCCCATTACAAGAATTGTCACCGTATGCGCACAACGCCAGGACGCACAGTACTGAGCAGGTGGCACAACTGGTAGAAAGTATTAAGCAATTCGGCTGGACTAATCCGGTGCTGATTGACGAAAAGGGCGAAATTATTGCGGGTCACGGTCGTGTTATGGCGGCTGAAATGCTCAAAATGGATTCTGTTCCGGTCATTGTTCTGTCTGGCCTGACGGATGAGCAGAAAAAGGCGTACCGCTTGGCAGATAATCGCCTACCGATGAATGCTGGCTGGGATGAAGATCTGTTGCGGATGGAGCTGTCGGTCCTAATCAATGCTGATTTTGATGTCTCCCTGACAGGCTTCGGCCCGACAGAAATTGATGAACTGTTGACGGATGTTTTGCCCGGTATAGGAAATAAGGAGGAGCCGTATACGACGAAAATTGATACGCCTGTTTATGAGCCGTCGGGCGGTAAACCGGATATCAGTGAACTGTACGACGATACGAAAACTCAGGAGCTGATCAGCCGGATACGTTCGGCGTCCCTTGATCCTGATATTGAGAAATTCCTCCTGTGTGCGGCAGAACGTCACACGGTGTTTAATTTCAGCAGAATTGCGGACTATTACGCTCATGCCCCCGCTGAAATTCAGTGCCTTTTCGAGGAGTCGGCGCTGGTGATCATTGATTATCAGCAGGCTATTGAAAATGGATTTGTCCGAATGACGCAGCGCATGGTGGAGATCATGCATGGCGGGGAGGGGAATACCAATATCTCCGGTGTCACGGTGGTGTTCCGGGCCGGTGAGCAGGAGCAGACACCGCCGGAGGGATTTGAATCCTCCGGCTCCGAGACGGTGCTGGGTACGGAAGTGAAGTACGACACGCCGATTACCCGGACCATCACGTCTGCAAACATCGACCGTCTGCGCTTTACCTTCGGTGTGCAGGCACTGGTGGAAACCACCTCAAAGGGGGACCGGAATCCGTCGGAAGTCCGCCTGCTGGTTCAGATACAGCGTAACGGTGGCTGGGTGACGGAAAAAGACATCACCATTAAAGGCAAAACCACCTCGCAGTATCTGGCCTCGGTGGTGGTGGATAACCTGCCGCCGCGCCCGTTTAATATCCGGATGCGCAGGATGACGCCGGACAGCACCACAGACCAGCTGCAGAACAAAACGCTCTGGTCGTCATACACCGAAATCATCGATGTGAAACAGTGCTACCCGAACACGGCACTGGTCGGCGTACAGGTGGACTCGGAGCAGTTCGGCAGCCAGCAGGTGAGTCGTAATTATCATCTTCGCGGGCGCATTCTGCAGGTGCCGTCGAACTATAACCCGCAGACGCGACAATACAGCGGTATCTGGGACGGAACGTTTAAGCCAGCATACAGCAACAACATGGCCTGGTGTCTGTGGGATATGCTGACCCATCCGCGCTACGGCATGGGAAAACGTCTTGGTGCGTCGGATGTGGATAAATGGGCGCTGTATGTCATCGGCCAGTACTGCGACCAGTCGGTGCCGGACGGCTTTGGCGGCACGGAGCCGCGCATCACCTGTAATGCCTGGCTGACCACGCAGCGTAAGGCGTGGGATGTGCTCAGTGATTTCTGCTCGGCGATGCGCTGTATGCCGGTATGGAACGGGCAGACGCTGA